GTTTTTAAATTACTTACTAAGAAAGGTCGCAAACAGTTACGTGTAGAAGGCCTATGGAAAATGGCTTTTCGTTTATCAAACAGTCGTCTTAGTTGGGCAGTAAACGAAGATGAAGAGATTCTGGTATTGTTACCTCCTCCTAGACCCCAACTAACGGAAGTGGAAATATTCAAAAAGGCAGCGATGTTCGAATGACAACTCCACCTTTAATGACAGCAGCAGAAGCTTTGAAATTCCTCCACTCTATGAAGATACTTGCGAGGAACCAACCAATTGTACAGTTTGATTTTTCCATGACACCGATTGCTTCAGATATTGTGTACTACATCCCAGAGGACGAAAAGAGTTATGGGGGGAATCTGGCGATAGGAGAAGAACAACAACAAGATATTTTAGAATTTTTCGGAGTAGCAAACATGCACGTTACTTGCTTGAATGTCTGCACACATGACCTCGAAGTCTACGTAGATGTAACCCTAGTCCCTGAGAGCAGGAAGTGAATAGATTCCTCCCAGAACACAAACAATTCCTTCGAGAGAAGTGGAAAGAAGCCTGGACACCACCAAAGCGACTAAACTGCTGGCAGTGGGCAGAGGAGAACGTCTTCCTTCCTCCAAGAGCTTCACCTAAGCCAGGTAAGTACTCAACAGACTTGACTCCTTATGTGAGAGTTCCTATGGAATGTTATTCCGACAAGCCTACCAGAGAGATTACATTGTGTTGGTCGGCTCAGTCTTCCAAGACTACGACAGAGTTGGTTTGCATGTTGTTCAATACTGCCAATAACCCAGGCAACCAGATTTTCTTGATGCCTTCTCAAGACATGGCAAAATCATTTTCTGAGACAAGGTACCAACCGATAATCGACTCGAGTCCTGCAGTAGCCAGGTACAAACCAAAAGACAGACACAAGTACAAGATGTTGGAGATGCACTTCGCAACAGGTACTGTAAACTTCATCGGAGGTAGTTCCGCTGCAAACCTGGCAGGTAGATCTGCAGGATTTTTGTTTATGGACGAGATCGACAAGTTGCATGCCAAGTTGAAAGACGAAGCTGACCCTATTTCACTTCTACGTGAACGAGCGAAGTGGTTCCCGAACAGGAAAGTTTTCCTGACTTCTACTCCTACTGTAGAGGACGGACATGTCTGGAAAGCATTTATCGAAGGTTCTCAGGAGTACTACTACTGGCCGTGTCCTCACTGTGACCACTTCTTCACTCCTAAGTGGCACGAGCACGTCAAGTTCCCTAACAAGTACGGAAGGTTCGATGAAGGAGGAGAAGAGGGAGATAAAGAAATCTCATTTTCTCAGAGAGGAGAGATGGGCTACATAGAATGTCCAGAGTGCGAAGGAAAGATAACCAACAAGCATAAGAAAGTTATGTTAGCAGAGGGACAGTGGCGAAGACACAACGAAGAAGCACCCTCAGAAAAGAGGTCTTTTCATTTTAGTGAGGTGATGTACCCTATAACACCATTACCTAAATTAATTCTAAAATTTTTAGAGGCTCAAGACAAGGCTAAGAAAGGAGATCTAGGAGAACTACAGAACTTCGTCAACAGTTCCTTGTCAGATCCTTGGAAGTACGAACCTGCAAATACTCTGAAGTCAAGTGACATTGACCTCTTAGTAGATGAGTTCAGACCAAGAGGACAAGTCCCTGCACAAGCCCATGGCTTGATAGCTGGTGTAGACACACAGGACAATGGCTTCTGGTTTGAGATAAGAGCTTTCGGCTCCCACAACTCATCATGGGGAGTTCACGACGGGTTTGTTACAGACTTACAGGCATTAGAACAGGTACTGTTCCAGGCTACGTACGATAACTACCATGTGGGCCTTGTTATGATCGACTCACAAGGACACAGAACAGACGAGATACACGACTGGTGTAGAAAACATATAGGAAGAGCAATTCCTTGTGTAGGTCGTCCAAAGTCGATGGGACAGGACTACGCATACACTCAAGTGGATCGAGGTAAAAATGGAGCCAAGGTAATTGGAGGTCTCCAGCGAATCACCTGGAACACAGTATCTATAAAAGACCAGATGTTCTATAAGATGAAAGTAGAAGAGAACATGCCAGGAGCATGGAGACTACACAAAAATGTAAGTAATTACTATAAAAAGTCATTGCGATCAGAATACAAGAACGAGAAAGGAGATTATGAAAAAAGAGCCAGTTATGAAAACCACCTTTTAGATTGTTCTGCAATGTGCTACTTAGGGGCAGTTGTCAGTAACATACAATATGAGCAACCTCCAGAACACGGAGAGATTACAATACCGAAACAAAGAAATACCAAGAAAGAGGACAATCACAGATGGTAGCGAAAAAATACACAGGGATAGACGATATCGCCAGGAGAATGGGAGGGAAGTCTTATAATACCTTAATAACATACAGAAGAAACATGAATCTCCCTATCTATAAAGAGGGAGGTATCTGGGTGGCGTACGAAGAAGACATAGCTAAGTGGGAAGAATTTCAAATAAACGGTGTGTTTTTCGAGGACGAAGACCGTCCAACAAGGAGAAAAAGCACTGTAAGGAAGAAAAAACCCAAGAAAGAACAATAAAAAGCTTGATTTCGAGTGTGAATGTATTAAAATATAAGCACTCCCTTATTCAAGGCCGTCCGCTCCTTTTGTTTTGCTGACAACTTCAGGACGGCCTCTTTTTCACAAGGGTCAGGTTTTTTCCGTCGTGAACGGCAACATCCAGACTAATCTGAACCTTGTGAAAAAGTCGCGGAGTAGTGTAATCGGAAGCATTTAAGGCTCATAACCTTAAGGTCCAGTTCAAGTCTGGCATCCGCGCCCAATCATATTGTGGAATTGAGTGACACGATATGTGAATACATCAAAACCCCCTGCCTGCAACTAGGGGGTTTTTTCTTTTTTACACAGGCAATCTAAAGAATTCCACCCTACATTGATGGAAAACACCGAGGAATCGTATGTCTAATTTAGATTCAATCATCCAAAATTTAGGATCTGCTTCAGAGACAGAGGTAGACGGACACAGAGTCAAAGAACGGTCTATTGCCGAATTACTCCAGCTCAAAGATCTACAGGATGAGTTGGAGAACCCAGAAGAAGGTGCAGTCAAACAAGCAGGATTCCGTACTCAAGCATTTAACAACGGAACTGGACTAATCTAACATGGGAATGTTCAAAAATCTCTACGATGACTTCGATTATATTTATAGTCGAATAACACGAAAATACGCAGCAGCTAAAAGCTCACCTACCTCTGGTGTACCTTGGCACAGTAAGACAACTCAAAATGATGAGTTTGATACTTCATGGGATACAGTAGTCCAGAGAACTTCAGGTCTAGTGAGAGATTTTCCTGTGTTTGCAGGAGCCATGAACAATAGAGAAGCTTTCGTAGTAGCTGGAGGAATAAAACCTCAAGTGATGGTTGAGAACCCAGACGGAAGTACCAACAAAGAGCTTTCTTCAAAAATAGAAGAAGCTTTTATGAAGTGGGCCAACGACCCTTCTAAGTGTTCTACAGATGGACGATTGAATTTATGGCAGATGCAATCTCTTTCCGAAAGACAAGAATGTGAATTCGGAGAATACCTATTTATTGAGAATGTCGATTCTAAGGGTAATTACACTCTTTCCCCCTCTGAGCCTACTTCCTTGGCAGACCAAGGGATTTTTGAAGTAAAGAAGACAGGAAAAGGTAATGTTCTTTGGAGAGGCATCGAGTACAACCCGAAGACAAGTAGAATTGTAAACTACCACTTTACAGATCCCGTAGACGCTAATGACTTTAACTGGGATACTATTAAAATACCTGCAGATAGAGTTATCCACTCTTTCAAGACTTTAAGACCTGGACAGTTAAGAGGTATGAGTCCTTTTGCGAGTGCCGTACTTTCTGCCTATGCCTTGAGAGACTACGAAACTGCTGAGATGGACGCACAGAAAATGTCATCTAAATGGATGGCTTTTGTGACTGCACCTGCTTCAGGAAATTTCTCAAACAATTTCTCAGGAAAAATAGAACAAAACAACCTTTATGGAAGTTATGTAGAAGCAATAGACAATGCGACTATTCAGTACCTGAAAAGCGGAGAGCAAGTAACTATGAACACTATGCAGAGGTCTTCAGGGGCTTTCTCAGAGTTCAATGAGATTATTATAAGAAGACTCTCCTCTGCTATACAATTACCTTACGAACTACTTTCTCAAAACTACAGTGGTTTAAACTTTACGACACTCCGTGCAGTGCGCAACGACTTCAAACAGGCTCTTAGACCTATTTGGGAAAGAAAAATTTCTCACCTATGTCAACCTGTCTTTGTTAAATGGCTACATGTAGAAGTACTCTCAGGCAGAATAAACCTCCCTGGTTACTTCCAGAATCCAGATAGATACACAAAAACTTCGTGGATCACTCCTGCCTTAGAAAATATCGACCCGTTGAAAGAATTCCAAGCAGATCTTCTTAAGGTACGCTCAGGAGCTAAATCAATGCAGGAAGTTATTAAAGAAATGGGCGGAGACCCTGAAAAAGTATTAAAGGACATGGTAGTATGGAAAGAACAACTAGACGAAGCAGATTTATCCTTCCCAGAGCTATCGACACAGGACGTTTCTATAACGAATTTCGAAGAGAACGAGATCGAAGTGGTAGAAACTGGAGATCCAGTAGACTCAACCTCAAAAGAATCCGATGAGGAAGAGCGTTACGCAATTGATGATGATGGGACACTCTATGTAAAAAGAGAAGGACAGTGGGTTCTCGACTAATGAAAGAAGTAAAGAAACTAACACATGTGATTCGGGGACCTAAAGGAGAACGAGGAGTTAGAGGTTCAGTAGGTCCTCAAGGCGAACAAGGAGGTCCTCAAGGCGAACAAGGTTTAAGAGGAGAGCAAGGTGATAGTATTGTCGGTCCGAGAGGTCCAAAAGGCCCACAAGGAAAAACTGGTAATGAGGGCGTACGAGGCTTGCCTGGACAACGAGGTGAGCAGGGAAGACCTGGAAGAGATGGCAAGAAAGGCAAAGACTTCAAAGTAAGAGATATGTCTAGAAGAGACATAGCCTTCTTGAAAGACACTTTAACTACCAAAGGCGTAAAAGACATAGATATCAAAGAAGAAGCTTCTCAATTAGTATTTACAATAACATATGACGACGGAAGCAAAAAAGTTGAGAAGGTAGCTAAAGGAGGAGGATCTACTGTTGTTGTGAGAGGAGGAGGAGGAGGAGGAGGAAGTACACCAGTAACAGGACTACCTGAAGATACGATCCTATACCTAGCTTCTATAGCACCTAGTACAGGGTCTTACACAGACGAGAAACTAACACATGTGATTCGGGGACCTAAAGGAGAACGAGGAGTTAGAGGTTCAGTAGGTCCTCAAGGCGAACAAGGTTTAAGAGGAGAGCAAGGTGATAGTATTGTCGGTCCGAGAGGTCCAAAAGGCCCACAAGGAAAAACTGGTAATGAGGGCGTACGAGGCTTGCC